AGACATGCGCCTGTAAGTGAATGACACTTGATGTGCTTGCTGGTGTGATATTGACCGTCAAATCTGTTAATGGTGTGTCAGTCGCTGCCGCTAAAGATGGCGTACTAAACCCAGTGAATTGCGTGTACTGAACCTGAATAATCCCACCCTGAGGCATAATAATCTTGTTGCCAGCAGTTTTGGGGGCGAGTTCGTTGACGAGTAATTTAGACAATGCTCATCTCCCCATTAATTAGAAGCGTGGTTCCAGATGCGATTGTGAACGTACCTGCGACCATTGCACGTTCTGACGCAGCAATAGTTGTGTTTGTTGATAGTGTCCCTGTATTGATACGAATACCGTTACGCATTAAGTTGCCAGATAATTTACTAGCTGTGATTGTTCCATCGCTCACAGAACCCACATCAAATACATCCCCAAGAGCCACAATAAAATCTATTGTGTCGTTAGTGGTCAAAGCTTCAGCAAATACAAGGTTACTGCCGCTGACCGTGAACGAATCTTGAGGAGCTTGAATAATACCATTGAGAGATACTATTAGATGATTTGCAGATTCTGGAAAGTATGCTGCACCACCTAGCGTAAGAGCGTAGGTAGCGGTAGCAGAGGCAGCAGGGAATGATAGTTTATTAAACCCACCGCCTACAGGTGCTTTTCCTATGTATGGCATCTGCTTCTCCTATTAACTATCATTTGTGTCATTATGCTATCCTCACCACATTCAAATATGTGCCGTATGCTGTAGCAGTAGAAAATGTATTACCTTGCATATTCGAGTGTACCCTGCCCCTAACTTCATAAGTTGCACTGGCGTTAGCATCAGCTAGTACAACCATTCTAATTTTTGTTGTCGCTGTTGTTGCTTTGTAAATGTAAGCACCAGAAAAATGCGCTGAACCCGCCATACTATTATCGCTTTGTGTAGTTCTGTGAGCTGCGCCAAATAACCCTGTAAAAGTTGAGCCATCAGTTGCAACTTCTATTTGGCACCCAGCATCTTCCAACTCCTCTGTGTTAATGCCATCTGAGCAAATACTACAACCAAATGAGATTAAATAAACTCCATCACTACTATCTAAAAGATACGCATCATTACTTGTGTCAAAGTTTGATTTGGTGTCGTACTCAACAGTGCCATTACCGCTAAAATCAACAGTTTCTTCCGTTGCGTCAGGAATATTTGTTTGATTTGTTATAAGCTTAACAAGGAAATATTCTTTGTCTGTAAGGTCAACTGATGTTACTGGGTCTATTTTTGAAAGTGCCATATTGTTATCCTACTTTAAAACCGCTAATAAAAGTGTTGACAGCACCAGCAATTGCGTTTCTCGTGTTGGTGCTTAGGTTGTCTTGGAAACAGTAAAGGTCAAAGTAATCACCAGCGGTGTATGACACTACTCTCGACCCTGTGAATGAAATGCTTTCAGCAGCGGCACTAGTGTAATACTTATTCTGTTCAACGATTACAGTGCCGTTCTTACGCAGATAAGCGGCATTATTATCACCATCAAGGGCATCAATTCTGACGTTCCAACTCAGGAACAAATAACCGCTGTGTCCACTAGGAACAGTGATGCGATTGTTTGTTGTGTCGTGAAATGAGTGAGTAGCATATTCTGCCGCCTGTAACGGAAGAACAACACCTGCGCCATCTGGAAGAGCAGTATTAGAGTTCATATAAATATGAAACAGCACTGGATTAGAGGGCGTTACAATTCCAGCACTATCAATAGTCATGGCAGTGTTTGTTCCAGTAGCATCTTTAATTGTGCCTACGTTCAAGCCGCCAGTAAACGTACCGTTTGTAGCTTGCAGTGCTTGGTTGCTTGGATGTGTGCTAGTCTGCTGTGCTAGTGCGTTGTACACCACATAGATGTCATCTGTTGCTGCTACAGTATATCCTACTAGATTAACTGTATTACCATCTGTGGTATACGATTCAGTAGGTTCTTGACGCACGTTGTTAATAAAAAGGTCAATGCTTTCTGGACTAGATACAGCATGAGACAGAATTAGGCTTGCGCCTGTAGCCCCTGTCAAATCCTGCTTTGGGGGTATCTTAGAAAACCCTTCAGTTTGCTGATTACCTATGTAACCCATAGTAAACCCCCTTATGTGCTAATTGCGTCAACGGCAGATACCCACACATCTAGTGAGCTTGCTGTGTCCGATTTAACAAACAATCTATCACCGCTTGCTACGACTATCTTTGCACCACCATCAAGTAATTGTAATGCTCCACCCGCAGCTATAGGCGCACCCTTTATTAAGTAGTATTCTTGATTTCCGGCAGTATCAGTAGAACCTACACCACCTTCAGAAGTCGTGTTGTCTGTTATAAAAACATCCACAGTAATTGAATTTGATGTCCTGTTAGCACAATGAATCCCTACAATTGTATCAAAACTATCAAAGTTTGCCCCATCAGGAATATCAGCAGCAACAGTGCCTACATTTCTTAATTTATATCTTCTAAAATTCTGTGCCATAATAATCCTCTAAACTATAGGGCGATTGCCATTGCGATTGCGAAGCCGTTAGTGGCAAAACTAGATGTGTCTGCGGCAGAATCTTGCCACCCAGATGAGCTACGTACACGTAGTGTGTTACTAGTACTATTGAAGTACAAGTCCCCAACATCTACTGTACCAGCATTTCCTGTAGGTGCAGCACCTGTTTGATACGATTCAGCAGCAGCATCGCTAGTAAATGCTCCGTAATACACATCACGCTGGGATTGAGTTTCGTTTTTAGCTTGATTTGCCCAATACTTGGCAGAGTACTCACCACCAGCTACAGCAGTATCACGGTCAAAACTTGTGCCACCGCCAAGAGACCACTGTTTAGCAGAGCCAGTATTCATGCCTGAGTTATCACCAGTGCCGATAGAATATTCTTTAGCAGAATACTCTGTGCCATCAACACTACCAAGTGTTTCAACAGCCCAGTCTTTAGCAGGGCCAGAACCAGCAGTATCTGTGACACCTGTACCACCTACAGCCCAAGACTTAGATGAATAGTTACCACTGTTTGCACCGTTTTCTTGTACTTGACCGTCTGTTTTAGTAGCGTAGTCTTTAGCTTCCTGTGCGTGTTCTTCAGCGTTTTGAATGTCAGTTAAGTTAGCTGTTAGTGTACTAGCTATACCTGCGACAGTTGTTACTTCTGTTTGAATACCTGCAACAGTGGTGATGTCAGGCAAGTTGGTAGATAAGAACTGCTTGTTTACAGCGTCTGTATTGTTAACAGGGTCTCCGACATTTTTAATAATGTTACCACCAGCATCCCAACGATTGGTAGTATCAAGACCAATAGTATCTCCAACCCTGTCGTTAGCTTCCTGTGCAGCGTGGAAGACCTGAATACTACTATTATCCAAGTCTTCTTCTGTCAGGACTGAGCCTGAGGCAAAGTCAACTGCACGTGCTGTTAGGCTTGTTGTACGTCTTACTTGTACAAGTGTACCAGTTGCTGGGGCAATACCTAGCTGCACAGTAGAAGTAGAAGGAAAGGTCAGGGGTGTTTCAGCCACACCGTCTACAGTAACGCTAATCTCACTAGTATTTTGATATGTGAAGGGGATGGAAAACGTAGTAGTCGTGTTATCCCCTGTGTAGTTTTGATATGAAAGAGCCATCTCTTATCCTATTCTGTTGTAGCGGCGTTAGCCAAACCATTTAATATTTGTCTTGCTCCATATAACGAAGAGAAAGGTAGAACACGTAAAAGACTACGCAACTCGTTCTCTGTTAGTTCCCCTTCACCTATGGCATCAAATATATCTGAAACACCTTTAACTGCACCAATACCTAATGACACACCAGCAGGTGTAAGAGCATTGGTATTACCATCCATTGCACCTGTTGACAGTTGGTAGATATAACCAAACAAGGATGCAGCACCTATTTGACTTAATGCACCTTGAGCAAATCTATCCATCTGGAAATTACGCTGTAGGTATTCCTGTTGGTCACTACGTCCCATAGAATTAAGATAAGTTCTGCTCATGTACATCATACTACCCATCAAAGCAGAAAACGCCATGATACGTGCTACTTGTTGAGCGTCACCATTAACAAACCTAACGCCTAGACGCATAGCTTGTTGTTCCATAGAAGCCATAGGGAAAGATAAAAACTGAAAGAATGTTTTACCTATCTCACTACGCAGTAATCCATTTACTGAGCCATTGTTCATCTCTTGCACAAGTTGTGTAGCTTCACGTCTGGCAGACATGCTAAACACATTCTTAGCGTCTTGTAGTTCCCACTTGTCAATATTCAACGCATCTAACGCACCGTCTTTATTGTATGTCGCATGCTTTCTAATCATCTTTCCAATGTCAGATGCTACTGCATTTGATATGCCTAACTGCTCACGTTTAATAGGGGAGAATGGAACTTTACCACGTCTTACTGCGTCTGACCATTCTGTAGCATAGTTAAGTGTAGTACCCCTACGAAGAATGTCAGTTACACCCTGAAGACCAGAAGCTACTGACATAAAAATGCGTCCACGTCCAAGTAGAACATCCATCTCAGTAATTTCACCAGCGATTTCCATGCCACTAGCTACGTCACCCTCTAGTCTGCTTCTCATGGTTGTAACTTTAGATACCATGCCATCACTACCCACACCAGTGACTGCCATCATCTCTCGCATTAGCTTATTATCTAACTCACCGTTCTGTGCTTTACGTACTAAGTTTCTGAATTGAGGTACAGTTTTCATTAATGTGGTTAACGAATATTCAAACAGCACATTGGATGTTTCCATCAATGCCGCCATGCCTGACATACCCATACTAGTGAAGAAAGAAACCTCTCTCACTCTACGTGTAATAGTCAAAGCATCGTCTGACAAGCCTGATTTGTATGCTAGTTGACCTGTTACAGAATCATACATATACTGTAATGCGTCTATTTCTTTTTGTCTGGTTGAATCTGCTTGGTCTTTTACTTTACCTAGCAGAGTGTCAAAGCTAGACCCTAACTTGTTTGTATTGATACCATTACGAGCAAGAGCCGTAGCACCTGCTAGTTGAAATACATAACTGTCGTACAGGTTTTCCATGTTTTCTTCCAACAAGTCCGTAAACTTTAGTTGGAAAGGTTTACCGTCTGCACCTGTTACAGTAATCTCTGTACCTTCATCTAGTATCATACGTGGTTTGGCTCGTTTGTGTCCCTTTACTTCAGCAGAACGAGTAAGAGCATCAATCATTACTTCGATGTCAGCATCATCAAAACCTTCGTTCTTCATAAGCATTGTAAAGTCTTCTACATCAAAGTCACCATTACGTAACTTAGCTGATGCTCCACCATACTTAGGGTCTACTACGTTCTTAATGTAACCACGTGACATAGAAGCAATGAAAGCTTTTACTTGCTTATTAGTCACAGGCTTACCACGTTTCTTAGCTAACATCTTAGCTACATCACGCTCAATTTCTGGCTGACCTCTGCGTATAGCAGCTTCAGCTAGTTCACCCCAAGCCTTGTTGATAGTACCGTCAGCTTCATCTGGTAGTGTTTCTTTACGTAGTCTAGCTATGTTTCCCTTGTTAAACATTCTAGGAACATAGTTGTCAATGCGAGATATAACACCAGATGTAAAGCCAGCAGCGTCAGCACCTATAGCTTCTTTAGCTATGTTGTTTATCTCACGCTTGTAAATGTCTGCTGCTTCTCTAATTGTTTTATCAGCGTTAGGGTTTGGCATACGTATCTGTCTAGAGACTAGTACACTAAAATCTGAACGTGTAATATTAGGATTACGTCTGATAAAGTCATCCCTAAGAGTACGAATAGGTACAGCTACTTTAGCACGATATGACATAACCATAGTGTCACGTTGCTCTAACGCACCAAAGTTTACAGGTATGGTATTACCAGTAGCAGGGTCAACTCTGTTACCAGTACTATTTAATCCAAGACCATCTGCTAACCAACGTACTGTACCATCATCTGAATCTTTAGCACGTACAAAGGAAGACAACACACCTCTTAATTTAGGTGCTACGCCTCTTTGCTTTGGTATTGCAGCAATCTCTTCTTCTGTCATTTCTGACAGTTCTTTTCTTTTTATACCAGCACTAGCGTCAGGTACAACAGCTTCACCTGTTTTGAAGTCGTCACCATCTAAGGCCATCTTACGAAACTGTTGAGCTAGTATCTCATCATCGTTATCTTGTAGTAATCTTTGCTGTGCGTCTGTGAGTACCTTACCGTCTGCTTGGTCTCTGAGTGCCATCTGCACGTTAGCACGTTTGGTCATGACTTGTCCAAGTCTAGTAAAACCTAGATTGAAGCCAGCACCTAATGCACCAGCCAGCATGATGTCACCACCTGTGATGTCATACTTAACTTGTGACCTAAGTAGTTCTAGACCAGCTAACTCTGTGCCACCAATACCAGCAGCAGCCATAAGATACTTTTTATTATTCTTAAACTTGCTAAACATGCTAAAAGTTTTAGCACCCAAAGCTGTAACAGGAGCAGCAGCAGGGGCTACAGCAGCCGTAGCAGCAGCAGTTGTAAGCATAAGTGCTGCATCATCTGGTGCAAACACATCTGCTGTAACTGTAGCTGCCAAACCTTTTAGACCTGCCTGAGATAGTTTCTTGTTTACTTCGTCAGTGCGTCTTACCTCATCAGCAATAGCACGTCCATACATAATACCTTTTTCTTGGGTAGCATCCAACACACGTTTCAATGCACGTTCATTGGTAATGCCCTCAGTTACAGAATCAACATCTTCCTGCGTCAGCATGGTGGGTGCTTCTTCTGCATCAGGACGGTCTATCAATGACAGAACAGAAGGTATAGTGCCAGCTTCGGAGTAACGCTCACCAACTAGCTCAAAGAAACTAGCATCTTTTTGTCTAGCCTTTGCTTCCATGTTAGCTTTGTTTACTTCGTCTAGCGTGAACTTAGGGGTGTAAGGAGAGGGGGTAGCACCCCCAAATCCCAATGCCTCAAGTTCTGTCTTAAACTTCTGTTCAGCCATGACTTATCCTTTTATAGCTTCTGCCATTTCTCTAGCACGATTAGGTGTTTGTTTTGACCAGCTAGTGGCTGTCTTTCTTTTACCACTAACATTAAACAGCATGTGCATAGAGGCTTCTTCCAAAGCTTTTTTTTGCTCTGCTGAGTTTGTTGGTAGTGAAGCAGCTTTCTTAATAGCTGTCATAAACTTAGGCCACTCATCTCTGACGTTCTGTCTACCTAACTGAAACGCCATACTAGTGATAGCCATCTGTGTGTTATCAGGCAGGTTGTCGAAGCCGCTTACCTCATTGGTCATAAAGTCTGTAATCTTGTTTACTTTAAGTTCAATGACTGCATCAGCTTCTGGCTGCGTTATGTTGTTGATGTCTTTAATCAAAGCTTTTTCATCACTCTCTAATGAAGGGATGTAGAAGCCATAACCTACAGATTTATTCTTACCATCTTTGTATGGGTTAGCTCTAAAGTCTTCCTGTACTTTGATTAGGCTAACAGCTTTAGATTGTGCAGTATCGCCTTGAATTGTAGTTGTGTCTACAGCTTTGTCGCTAAAGGTTCTAGTAGATACCTCGCTAGGAGTTACCGTCACAGGTTCTGATTCTATAGTAGCTGCTTCGGCTTCGTCACTACCAAACAGACTACTTATACCTTCGCCTATGCTATCAAAGATAGATTCAAAGATACTATCACCAGCTTCGTCTACAGCGTCAGGATTGATGCCACGTTCTTGCGCTTTCTGTCTAGCTTTGTCAAGTAAAGCGTTACGCTCACCTTCCATAAACTTTGTTAGACTTTCTCTAGCTGTGCGTCTATCAGCCTGACCAGTCAAACCTGTTATAGCTTCAAAGTCAGTGACTTCAAGTTCGCCACCTACTCTACCAGTATCAATTACACTAAAGTCTTCACCTTGGTCTCCAATACTATCAGCACCCAAATCCTCGTATTCTTCTAACAAGGCAGGGTCAAAGTCTGCCATAGAAATTTGACCTTTTCCAACAGCTTCGTCAAACTTAGTTACATACTGTTCTTTGATACCCTGTACTCTCATCTTATCAAACTCATGTAAGTTTATAAAATCAAGAGTTTTAGCTGTACCCTCATCTTTAGATGTAGCTATTAAGTATACTAAGTTTTCGTTACCTTCGTGATGTCGTAAACTTATTGTAAAATTAGCAGCGTCATCAAAGCCACGTACCATCAGTCCGTTTCTTCTAGCTTCCGCTAGTTGGCTACGTCCTGCTACCACAGAACCGTCTGTCATTACATAACGAGGCTCTATACCTAACTCACTATGAATGTATCTCACTAGTTGTGCATTTTTTGTTATTTCTTCTAAACCCTGTTCTAAGTTCTCCACATATGCAGGAGTTCTTTTAGATAGTTTAGATTGTTTAACAAGTGATACACTACCGTCTGGTGACTTGACTTCCATAAAGTTAGCAGACACTTTATCAACAGCCATCTGAATTATTTGTTCATCAGACTTCTGTGGCATTATCTTTCTAAAAACTTGTGCTAACTCTTGGGCATCATTTCTCAGATAGTCTAAGTTGTGTGCATCTTCCTTATCTGTAAACTTAAATATGCCTTTGAAGCCACCATCAATAGCGTCTTTTACACTATCTGTAGTAACATCAATAGTAGCATCAAACTTGTCAATACCTTGAACATGCGACAAAGCAGTCGTAACGTCCATAATACTATTATCTACTAACGCCTGTACAGCGAGGAAACGCTCTCTAGTATCTGGTTCTAGTGTTGATAAATTACCACCAAACTTTGTAAATCTATCCATAGCTTCATAAGATGCTGCAAGATTTTGTGTATTTATGGGGTCAAGTACGTTTTGTGTTACAAGTGTACCATTAAAGGTTTGTGCAGCTTGTACTACATCTACAGGAGTTTCACCTGTTGCTGTGTAAAACTGGTAGTATCTTGTTTGTGTAGGAATAACTTCATTTGTATTGATAGCTGCTATTCTAGCCTGTTTTTCAGTTTCAGATAAAGTATCATCATCTAATACTGCTTGTACTTTTTTCTGACTATTAATCATACGAACATTAAACTGCTCGTCTACATAGTTAGCCATGTCAATGTCACTAGGTGTCCATGTAGTACCTTCTCCATCAGGTATAGGTTCTTCTCTACCTGTGGGTAATGTACCTGAAGCACCATCAAACCAACCGTTAGCTGAGTTAGCGTACCAATTAGCTTTATAAGCATTACGTTGAGCAGTTTTACCAAGGCTGCTGGCTGATGCTATCTGTTTCCTAATTGCGGTAGCTTTATCAATGTTTCTGTCTACATTCATTTGATTCTTAGACAGAGGACTATCTAACCACGCAACCAATGCACTGTTAGGATTAGTCTCACGCATATCAAAGGCAATACCCATCAAGTGGTCATTGATTTCTTGCTTAGTAAAATTATCACCATACGCTGCCATAAAGTTATTTACAAGAGTATTTACCTGTTCAGCCCCTGTTTGGTATGCGTTCTTATCTGGGTTATCTTTATCCGTAAAGGCTGATTCACTCAGATTTACTTGACCAATAATAGAGGTGCCTAAAGTGCTGAGATTTATTCTTTTGTTTTCTTTAATTTTAGCAGGTTCATAAGTAGTCTTACCCCACACATTTGTGAGGGCTTCCATATTTACAGCAAACTCATCCAAAAGCATAGGGTCAATGTCTGTGCTTTTAAGTTTGTCTAACTCATCAGTAACAAAATCTCTACGCTTTTGAAGAACATCTGCGGTATTCATCTGCAAATATTCTTGCCTGTTGACTGTCCAATCTTTATCTAACTCTGCTTCAATAATTTTAGCTTGTTGGTCTAGCTGTGAAGCATGTATACGTCTTTGTCCAGTCTCTATTTCTCTCTCACGTTTTAGTCTATCAGCCTTACGTAAATTAGCATCTGCTTCTATAGCAGGAGTAATAGCTGTGAGGAATTGTGACAACTGACTAGGTTGTTGTTGTGTCTCTGGTGGTCTTACATAAGTTTCAACAGGAGAAGCTTGTGGACGTAAATCAGATTGTGTAGGAGCGTTAAGCCTACCTACCTGTACTCTAGTTTGTGCCATGATTACTCCTCATTATATCTTAGGCATACCACCACCAGCATATACCCATGAAGGTGTAGCTGATTGACCCACTGTACCTACAGATGGCATGGTAGCACTAGTAGCAGCCATAGGATTTGCGGAACTACTAAATGGACTTTTACCTGTCATCATTGTTTCTGTTGCATAAGCATTAGCAGCAGTGCTAAGTGCGTGTGCTAGAACACTAGGTTTATAACCACGTGGAAGTGAGTTAATCCTGTTCAACATCTCTGTGTTATAGCCCTGCTTTTCGTCTTCTAATTGGTCTAGTACCATACGTAAGTTATCGTTTAGAACTGTAGCACCACGTAGTTCACGTGCAGTAACCATATCTTTTTGAGCTTCAAATGTTCTTCCTGATAGACCTGATTCACCAGCAGCTACCTTACGTGCTTCCCTAGTTTCTAGGGCTTGTATAGCTAAGTCAAACTTTTTACCTGCTGTTGCTTCTGCTTCCTGTACTGCTCTTTGATTTAGAGAGTTTATCTTTAGGTCACGTGCAGCAGCAGAATTAATTCTATTCTGTTGGTAACGTGCCTCTGTTCTTTCGGCTTCACCTTCTGCTTGAAAGTAGCCAGCAACACCCTGACTTATAGTCAGTATGGTCAATGGGTCTACCATTATCGTATCCTCACAAATTCTAGAAATGGTTTATTACCTACGCCCCATTTCTCATGTTTCTTGATAAATGTGAAACCAACAAAACGTAGCCAGTTAATAGCTACAGTATAGTCTGCATCTACTGCATTAGTAAGTAGGGGGTATTTTTGATTAGCTTCTTCTACCCATTTACGTGAGCCACGTAGGAATGGTAGCCATACCTTTTTAATAGCAGGTGTAGTTAACAGCCACGGCACAGCCATAGTCTTATCATGTTCTGATAAACCATAGATACCAGCTATCTCATCTGTATCTGTTACTATAATAGTCCAGCACTCTTCTGATTCATCAAAGCCTAACTGCAACGCTTCTCTTGTAGTACCATGTGAGGCAAGTACCTCTTCCCTATCTTCAGGACGCAAGTTATCACAAAGATATTCAACATCTTCTTGGGTACTCTGTCTCACATGGACTTTCATTTACATTCTCCTAGAACGTAGAACATAGAAGCCTTCCCACTCTGCCGATTGGAAAACACAGGGCAGGTGACTACTGCTTTTTAGTACAATACTTACATTACTTGAATTTGCCATTATGCCAAACTCATACGTACCAGAATCAATAGCTGCTCTATTAAGTATGTTTGCTGCACCACCTACAAGTCGTCCTGTAAATTTACGATTGTATGTAGAGCGTCTAGATGGTGTTACATCTACCTCAAAGAAACCTGTGTCGTTATACACAACTGCATAGTTTCTTAGATTCAGAACACCTGTTGTTATTGGTTGGTTGTTTTGCTTTACTACTGGTTCAGAGAACTGGTACTTGAAAGTAAATGGTATACCATAATATACAACAACAGAGGGGTCATTACTACTTTGAACAATCTGTGTAGCTGCTTCATGTTCAGTTACTTGTTTACCTGTCTTATCTATAAAAATAGTATTACTATCTGTATATGGTAAAGTTGTAAAAGATTTATTTCCATTAGTTGGGTGGGCTACTATTGAACTGTTATTATAATCTAGCTTATACCTTCTATCTAAATGAACAGAGAACTGACCAGTAGTATAATTTGTTGCGTCATCTACGGATAGATTGATACGCTCAAGGTACAAATTAGTACCCCTCTTAATAAGTATTGTTATGTCTGCACGGTTGAACGAACACCCAATGATGTCACCATCAAACACCCAGCGAGACCACGATGACTGTAGTTTATCTCTACCAGCCCAATAGTATCTGTATACATACAGAGCCTGAGGGTCATTATCAGTCTGTACTAGTAGCATGTCTTCGTTAGACGATGCCTGTATGTTGATAACCTCACCGTTTAGGTACTCAGGTACGTGCGCTGTAATCTCTGTAGCATCGTTAGTATCTGTGTCACTATCTACAAAGTATTCCCACATGCCAGACCATACTCCACGTGCTGAAGCAAAGTACACAAACCTACCAGCCTGTGCTGGCTTGGCTCTAAGTGATGCCTCAAACTCTGTGGTATTAGCAATGTTGACTGTCTCAGGCGTAAGCACAGGGTCAGCCGTTAGCTTAAACTGTGTTAGGTCAGAGAACAACAGCAGTGATTCGTTAAAGGGTACAGCGTGTTTAAGTATGCTAACCTTGTTTGACGATACTGCTACATCAATAGGGTCACTGTCAACGATGGTTAGGGTAGACTTACGAAAGAAGTCAAAGTTTACATACTCACCTGCACGTGCAAAGATTACATTCTCATCTGCTAGTACACCTAGTCTATCACGATGAAAGAAAATATCTGACAGAGTATATCCTATAAAAGATGGATAGTCGTTAGTACCATCATCACCAACAGTTCTATCTGCATAACTTACTTCACCAAATATAAAGCTACCGTCTGGTTGCTTAGACAGTTTGTGTGGCAAGGTAGAAGCATCTAAGTCTACTAGGATGTTAGGTTCGATAGTTTCTTTCCATACACCATCACCAGTAAACTTAACGTAGTAATCGTCTTGTGCTTTCTGGTTATCACCTGACACTTTAATATTAAAGTCTACTGGCCCCTCTGAGGGTAGCTTTTTAAAGTCACCAGTCTCACCCTTGAACAATAGCAGGTGGTCTCCACCGTGGGAATCACCAACCTCTACAGTAAAGTCTGTACTGTCAGTAGACCTAATCCACAATACAGAACCATACCTACTTATACTAATACCTGCTATAGCACCACTATTTGTTATGTTATCATAATAAGTAGTACTAACAGTACCAGAACTAAACTTGTTTAAGCTTGTAGCAATCAAGTCTGTTGATGCACCACGCTCTGCGTTTTGTGTTAAAGCTGTACTAGATTGTGTAGAAGATTTAGTAGCAAACTCAATAGTACCTGTACTACCACCCTTCGTAATTTTCAATCTATATGTAGAAGAGTAGTCAGCCTGTTTGACATAAACTAATGCTTCAGGGTTACGAACAGGAGATGTGTTAGTACCTTTGGCTACTACTTTAGTTTTATTTACAATGAAAGTTGTGTCAGCAATAGACACAGCAGCTAACTCTTTACTAGGGTTAGTTAGACCTGTTACGTAAGAGGCTGCGTTATTAGTTACTGTTTTTGATACACCATCTTTGTCAAACACCCTAATCGTACCAGCAGTATCTACCACCATAGAGTAAAACTCGTTCTCATCCCTACGAATAGTATGTATAAAAGCTTTGTCTATATTACTAATTACCCCTAAGTCAGCAACATGTTTAGAGCTAGGACGCTTAGACAAGCCTGTTACAACATTGGATAATCCGTTTTCTTGTAGCTCTGCCTGTGTGTTAAGACGTAGTGATGGTGGTTGTTGTGATACACCGTTAATCAGATTGGGGATAGATTGACTGATGAGTGCCATTATAGTGTCCTTCGTCCCTGTCTGTCGATGATGCTGAAGGTATCGTAGTTGTCAAAGATGTTATGGTCATCAGCAGCCTTGTCAAACTCTCTTAGTTCAGCAAGTGCTGTAGCCTCATCTCGCATCTGAAAATCATGTAGTGTGTTGGAGCCAACAATTCTATCCTGAAAGATACGTGTTGCTCTCATAACTACGTAGCGTTTAGCTACCTCAGGCAAATCATCAAAATTTAATTGTACGACAACATCTAGTGCTGCCTCTGCATTAATAGTAAAGGTATTATTAACCCTGTCATACATCTTTAGCCCACGTTGTACAAGGTCTTTACTATCTACTTTCTGTGTTGCGTCTGCACGTAATACATCCGTACCAAGGATTATCTCACCGTTGGTATCTTGTGCATATGACTTATTTAATTCTGTGTTAAAGTGCCAGCCCATAGACTGCACTTCACGGTCAACTGTATCTAATATGGTTTCTGCTACCTCTGCTTCTAGCAAGCCAGAAGATAGGCTACTAACTGGTGCTTCGCCAATGGCAGAAAGCATAGTGTTGACTGCATCTAATTGTGTTGTTCCTGCCATGTTGTCACCTTAGTTGCCTTTCCATTTGGTCTTGTTAGCCCAATAAGCAGCACTCTGTTCACCACGTGAAATATTCTTTCTATGTCTACTTCTGAAAGCGTCACGTTGTTTTTTGTTTTTGTTTGTCTCTACACCGTCTTGACCAAACCTAATTAGCTTTGGCTTTTCTTTGGTGCCAATAAGAACAGCATGTGACTTACCGCTTTTATGACCAGAAGTTCTGATAGGAACACGCAACGCACTAAATGTATGTCCACCACGCTGTATACTCATATCACTTCTTCTTATATTTATCTGTTTTAGATTTCATCGGCATACCAGTTTTCTCAGCAGCTTTTTTAGCTTGAGCCATACCTTTTTTAGTGTACGCATATTTTTTACCCGCTACGTTTGGCATATTTTTCTCCAAATAAAAAGGAGAGAGGCTCTAGAAACCTCTCCCCTCTGTTAATTAGGCTTCAGACAAACCAATGCAAGATGCTGGACGCAGGACGTTATGCCCCATTGCGTACTTAGCAACCATCAGTGTGCCTTGACGATTAATCTGGTACTCAGATTCCATGCCCAAGTCAAGAAGCTTGACAGTAGCAACTGCGTCAGGAGTGAACACAAAGCCCTTGAACTTAGAAGCTTCAGCCACCATGTCACGTCCATCTACAGCAGCAGTTGGCAGGTCATAGTGAGTTGTGCGGCCTGAACCAGCAGTGTTAGCCAGTGGTGCATTGTCAGAAGTCTTACCTTCGTTAGCATCGCCTGTGGTGAAGTTCACATACAGGTTAGATACGTTAGCGTGGTTTGACATAATGATAGGCATACCAGCGATAGACGCTACAGTTGCGTTAGCTACTGAGCCGTTACCACCGAAGTCACGGTTCATGTAGACAAGCTTGTTGCCATCGGTTACATCCATCAGCGCATAGTACTGGTCAGGAGCAAGAACAACAGTCGCACCTTCGGTTGGTACGTTCTTTACTTCCATCTCTTTACGTGCGTCAAAGATAGCCTTGGCAATCTTAGCGGGGTCTAGTGCATCAGCAGCAGCCGCACCAATAGTTACGTTATTGGTAAAGTCTTCTTCAGTGAAGGCTTTGTAGTCTTGTACAAGACCAGCAGCAGCAGTTGCGTTAGTTGACAGAGCAGCTTTAACAAGCATACGTGCTACGTTCTTGTCTGCCTCATTAGCCAATGCGATACCAGCTTCTTTAGAGTAGATGCTACGTACATCGTAGTGGTTGATAGCTTCGTCAATGTTTGCAATGAACTGAGAACTAATCAGCAAGTCATCAATCGTGACAATACGCTCACCTGCACGAATAGAGCCACCAGTAATCTCGTTGCCGGGGGTCAGATATTCAGCAGTTGCACGTCCTGTCATTGGGAATGATGCAGACTTACCTTTGGAAATTGTGCGAGTACGCACCTTATCCATAATTACTTTCTTTTCCTCAAAGGCGGTAAGGACTTCCCCAGCATACAGCTTTAGGAATAGGTCACGTACGTCACCTGAGAGGTTATTTTGGCCTTGGAAGCTTACGCTATAGGCCGGATTTGAAGCAGCTTGTGCCATTTTAAATTACCTCTTAGTAATGTTAATGTTGAGTTGTAGTTACACTCTGCATTACATTACATCCTTTCTCCAAGATTGTCCCTCGCAAGGGGTCAGGGGTAATCGTTTGTATGTGTGCTTTCGTGTATAGGGCGTCCCCTATTAAATACACCCACGTTAGGTGTACTTAAAAGGAGAGGGGAGCAAGCCCCCCAATCCCATGCAACAATTTAGAACAGACTAGACTTAGCCAACTTATCAGCTACGCTTTGCCTGTAGGCGGGGTCTTTAGCGTATCTAGGGTCACTCATAGCAGCAGTAAGTTCCGCAGTGCTTTCAAACTTCCCACCTGAGGATACAGTACCAGTGCCACCTTGCATTAGTGTCGGCTCTGCCTCAGAACGATAACGTGCATGTAGACCTTGGACAGCAAACTTAATTAAGTCTGTGTTTCCACTTTCCATAGTTGCATTGTAGGCTTCTACCTCACTCTCAGGTAGACTATCAGCAGCCCACTGTACCATCTGAGCGTATGCTTCTCCACCGCCAGCATATTCATGCACCTCTGCTGTCACCTGTGCAGTGATAGCATTTTGTCCTTCAATCCACGAATCTACCATAGCTTCAGAAAAGCCAGCCTCTGCCAAGGCTTCATACGCTTCTTCTGTTAGTCCACCTAGTTCCTGATACTCTTGTTGAAAAGCATCAAAGTCTAGGCCTCTATCATCTAGTAAATGTGCTACATCTTCAGCACTTTCGTCACCAGAAACTTCTATTTCTTCAGTAGTCTCTTCCTGCTCTGGCTTACCTAGCTTACCCTCTAATTGTGAGTAGGCTTTAGCCATTTCTTCAGCAGATTTAAATTTCTCAGGCAACCAGTCAGGACGTTCTTCTGTTTCTGTTCGCTCTTTGTTGAGCATTTCTTGAACATGTTCCTGTGATTCTGGTGCTTCTTCTTGATAAGTATTTAAGGCATCTGCCATCTGTTACTCCGATTCTACTACGCCTTTAGCTACTTGTGGTGCTGCTGCTTGCATTGCACCCATAGCTGCTTGCTGTTCCATCTGTTGTTGCATCATCATTTGTTGTTGCATCATCTCTTGTTGTTTCTGCTCTGGCGATTTAATTAGGCCAGATGTATCAATACCAAGTGATGCAGCCAAACGGTCTATGTAGTCACCTAGATTCATTTCATTAGCAATAACTTCTTGACCCAAAGGCTGTAAGTATTGCAGAAATGCTGCTAGTTTATTCAAGTCTTGTCCACGTCCTAGTGCTTCGATGCCTGTAACGACAGTAGGCTTGATACTATCCTTAGGCATACGAGGCATCTTGCCTTGCTTTGTTAGTGATTCTAGTAGCAAGTTAATTAGTGGTAATTGAAACTCCTGAGACAAGATTGAGTATACACCACCCAACGCAGTCTCAAGTTCCTGTGCCATGTAACGAACTTCTTCAGCAGTCACACGCTCTGCTGCTCTCTGGATAGAAGAGTTTAGCAGGAACGCAGCAGCTAGTCGCTCGTTAATCATACGCATAGTCTCTAGGGCTACACGGAAATCACCTGACTTCTGCACTTGCAGTGTTGATACATCGTTAGCATCGCCTGTCAGGAACGCACCATTAGCTGCTTTAGCTAGGTTTGCTGACTTAGTGCTACCGTTTGGACGTACCAAGAATAGTACTTTAGAAGATGCAGCACTACCCTGTACAATGGCTTGTGTCAAAGCTTCCAAGCTACGCAAGTCACCAATGTATTCTTCAATAAAACCACGTCCATAGTCTTCGCCATCAATACGAATAAAACGTAATGGAATGAATGGGTTCTGGTCTTCTTTGAATGTACCACGTGAGTTAGGTACTTCGATACCAGCCACCTCTTGGTGTACCATGAAGCCTTTTGTACCACGTGTTACACATGTGTAAAGGTCATAGTTCTTTACTGGTGAGCCTTTTTTGTGTGCGTCTTCTGCTGGCAGTAGGGCTTGCATCTCCTCTGGCAGCATCATAACTGCTACACTTTCTTTGGTAATAATCTCTAGGATATTACCCATAGCATCACGCTTAGTACAGTAATGGTCAGGTCTATACACCTTCATACCACCCTGTTTGGGCATGTACACCAAGGCATTACCTGTTACAATAAGTAACTTGAGTGCCTCAAATACTGGTACACGGATAGACTTGCTTTCTATTTCCTGCATAGCTGCACGTTCAATACGTGCTAATCCTTCTTCTACCTGACCACGATTATCACCTGCAATCTGCTGTAGGTCAAAGTCGTCAATGGTCAAACGAAAGAAAGGGCTGTTAGGTGGCAAGAGTGCCATCAACAATTTGGATGCAAGGTTATTTACACCCCTTGCCCCAATGCCTTGATACGGTGTAGCATATACAGATGAACTGCTATGCCCTTCCTCTGGCAAAAGAGTAGGGATAGTTAGCCTCGCTGATTCACGTCCACGTTCTAGGAACGTATCACGCTCACTTGCTAGTTGATTGTAGCGTTTAGCTACTGTTCCTACTTCTTGTTCCATTAGTTATTCCTTACGAAGTTGGAATGTTTAGGCCACTTGCGCCTGAACCACCGACATTAGCGGCAGCAGAGTTAGAAGTTACCTTGAGAGCCTTCTTACCCTTCTTTTTTTTCTGCATCTGAGTGCCAGTAGTTTCTACTTCTGTATCATCAAACTGCTCTGTATCTTTTGCAGCAGCAGTAGCTGAAGTATCAACAGCAGCAGCAGTCCTTGCTGGTGCAGCCTTATATTTCTTTGGTGCTATAGGTTTTGTTACTGCTTTTGTAATTTTCTTTAGTGGTTTTTTTACTGCTCTAACAATTTTTCTAATTGGTTTTGGTGCTGACCCGCCCATTAGTTACCTCCAGTTGGTATTTGTAGTCCTGATGCAGAGCTACCTGTTTGTACTGTTGTATCTGTCAGTTGTGTTTTCAAAGCTTTCTTACCTTTTTTCTTTTTGGTAAGTTGTTCTGATTCCAACTCTGTATCCTCTAGTTCAATGTCAGGTGACTTCTGAACTGCTGTTACAGGACGAGCAGGGGTAGGCATAACTGGTGGGGGTTTTGGCCCACGAAATATAGATCCCATAATCTATTCCTCAAAATCTGTGTGTTGTAACTCTATCAACTTGTCGATGACTGATTGTTGCCCCTGAAGAAAGCTTAGTTCCTCAGGGGTAACGTGTCCAAGCGGCAGTTTGTTAGGATACAACTCTTTAAGGTGGTTAAGTAGTCCATCTGTGATGTTAAAATTGTTGCCTAATACTCTCATAATAAACAAACTTTCGCTAATGTTGTAACTTTAGATTTCACATACACCTGCTGTACAGGCTAATTCCTGAGAAGATGTAGTGTTATCAGCTAGTTCTGTGTACTCAGAGAAGTCTACATCTGGTACTTGTTCCTTTAATTCAAGGTAAGTATCCTCATCAATCTCTTCGTATGGTGCTTGAGCATAGCTATGGTTGTCGTCCTCACGTGGCAGGAATGATACACCACAGATTTCATCCCAATGTTTGTACACCCATGCACCTACCTCTGCCCATTCTTCCTCACCCACATAGATAGTGACTGATGGATTGTGGTCAGTCCAATGCTTACGATACTTGAGCCACAGTTCTAGATGCTGAATAGCAGACACATCATGCCGTGTCAAACTATTCTCAGCAGATTTCATTGGGAAACTGAATACCAAGTTCTGCGGATTATACACATCTGCTTCACAAGGCACACCCTTGTCCTGCATCCACGTTGCCAAAGGGTCTTTAACATCTGCACGTACACGTCTGATATAATATTTTGCATAGCGAGGATGGATACCACTTCCACTGTTTACAAGCTGCGACACAGTACCGCTAGGCTTGACTGTCGTAATAGCTTTTGATTCAGGGATGCCTAGCTTTGCTGCCCACTCTTTGTTTGTTTCACGTGCAACTTCACGGAATTGTTGCAGTGTGCCAGCCAGAATGTTTGATTCGTACTCACCCTGTCCTGACATAATCTTATGGTCAAAGATACCTGTGAGTGATACACCTAGCAGTCGCTCTTCTTCTGAGTTCTTCTTCCACTTAGGTGACAGATATTTAAAGTCTACTAGTGCTGACTGGATTGTACCAATGATGGTAGCAATCTCTATCTTTTTCCTAATTTCATCAGTGCCATCAGTCTCACGAATGATTACCTCTGACAGATTACAGAACTGTTTACTGCGTAGGCTAATCTCACCACATGGATTAGTACCAAAGTCATCACGTGGCTCACGTCCAATAGCTACAGCCTTTGCTTTAGCTGCCTCACGGTTGAAAATACCACGTTCACCTGACTTAGATTCATAGATGGATGTCCACTCACGCAGGAAGCTACCCATGTCAGGCTTCTCTGTAAAGCTGATAGAGTTGTTAGCATAGCTACGGTTCACTTGGTCATTCCACCAGTTGCCCATCTTAGCGTGACGCATACGGTCATCACTCAGGTTAGACAAGCTAATCATAGCTGACCTACGCACACCACCTACAACTACAGCAGCAGCTACCTGACACATGAGGTCATGGCACTCAAGGCTATTCAGCTTGCGTCCTGCTGCCTTGGTGAATGTGTTGATGGCAAACTTAAACAAGTTCTCTAGTGGCTCTGCACCTGAGGCACGTCCACCAAATGTCTTGAGCCTAGCCCCAGCAGGACGTACTTTAGATACATCCCACTTAGGTATCTCACCAGCATACAGGCGAGAGATAATCTGACGTAGTGCCTTTGCCCATCCCTCTTTACTGTCTGCTACTACGATAACCTCATCAGTCTTGCTTAGTTCTGCTGGTACTTCGGGCAGCTTCTGGATGAACTGACGCTCAACACTGAATCCTACCCCTGTGCCACACATGAGTACAAGCAATGCCTCATCGAAAGCCTTGGGGTCATCGACAGCTAGGAAGCTACAGTTGTATGCAGCTACTTGGTTGCGGTCTAGTGCCTCACCTGCTGTCATAATGGTACGCATTGAGGGGACAACCTCAAGGTCATGGATAGCAACTTTAACATCCTGCCTCTGCTCAAGGGCAGGGAACTTGTCAGTCATGTAGTTCCACCAACGGTCTACAGTTTCTTCCCAAGTCTCACGCCTACCTTTATCTTCTAGCCACCGTGCGTATCGGCTGACGTGTATGTATGATTGATAGCTATCCATTATCGGTCATCTCCCTCACCGTGTAGTGTACCTTTTTCTTGTCTCTTCTTTAGTTTCTCAGCGTTCATCTCTGCAATGGTCTGTAATGATAAGCCACAGTCATGTGCTAGTGCAGCCAGCATCCATAATACATCACCCATTTCTGCTGCAATGGCTTGCTTCTGGTCTTGTATGTTGATGTCATCACGCATCATCTTACTAATCTTACCACATACCTCACCTGCCTCTTCAGCTAGACCCAAGGCAGGGTATGAGATAGCATACTTCTTAGGGTATACTGCTGTCTTCAATGCGTTGATTTGGTATTCATAAAAGTTCATCATTACCAGTTTACTCCATCTGTTTTCTTCATTAGTTCTATCATCTTATCTAGATACCATCTGGCTTTCTCAGCATCCTGAATAGGATTATCCTTGTTCCACAGACGTGAGCCTAGATACTTTAGTACCTGTGCATGTGCCACTGATATAGATTCATACTCACCAATTACATCTACAATGTAATCCCATGTTTCAATCTTACCTGTGGTGTAATGTGCTGGACTGTTAACCATGTCATCAATCCGTGGCTGCTCTAAGTTAGCTAAGTCTTTCATGTATGCCTCGTGTCTTGTTGTGGTTGCCATAACTTTACCTCACCTGTGTCTGTATCATACTCACCGTTGCGTAGGATACGTGCTAGTCGTGCGTTCTCTAGTGCTACTTCTTCAGATAAACCTTTACTCTTAAACGTAGCAACCACTGTATCCCAGCCACAACCAGATGATAAAAGTTTATTAGCAGTCTTGGCACCAACAGTTGGACAGCCGCTATAGTTATCTGTACTGTCCCCAACCAAAGTTTGGTAAGCGAAATTGTAGTTAGCTTCTGCTTCAGAGATTGTAACAACCTCGCCATTAATCCAGTGCCTTGCTGGTATAGTGAGTAGGTCTTTGTCTTCAGACCAGATAATAGTGTCAGGGTTTGATGTACCCAATATTCCAAGAACATCATCAGCTTCTAGTCTCCTATATATAACTGTATTGTACTCGCTCATCATAAACTCTCTAGCCCATGTGAGCAGCAGAGGTTTACGAGTGTTCTTCCTGTTAGCCTTGTAGTATGGGGCTAACTCTTTACGAAAGTTTTCTTTATCTGACAAAGCCACGATGCAATCTTTTACAGGTGCTTCATCAACCAGCTTTTGTATCTGGTCTTTGATACGTATCGCTACGTCAGATTCAAAACTATGCAGTGTCCACAGACCATCACCCCAATTAATAGGTGTCTCTGCTGACGCTGCCGCTTTGTATGCTATGATGTCACCATCAATAAGCAGTAGGGTCATCGTTTATATCCTCTTCTTTCTCAGCCTTGCGAAGTATGCGTAGTCCTGTTTGTACCTGTATGTAATCTAGGTAAGCTTCCACAATCCACTTAACACTTAGACATATGCTTACACTCAGGAACGAGCAGGTTAGTATTAGCTTCCATACAAAATCAAAGTCCATGTTGGATGCACTCCTTTGCCTGTCCTACTGACATCTTAAACCACTCACCTCTACGTTCTGCTACCTTTGATGCAGCCTTGTGTGCAGCAGATTCAGCCTTGCGTCTGTCTTTAGTAGACACAGAGTACCTTACCTTGTAGTCACGGAAAGGACTGCTGGTTTGATAGCCGTTACACCTATCCTCTGCATCAACAGCCATCCCAATCTTCACCCACTCAGGCCACGCTGAGTTAGTAATAATGTAGACCTGACCCTCAGTACTACGCTCATAGTTTTGAAGACCAGAGAAAGCAGCTTCATCGAATGACTTGTATCGTCCTGCTTTCCATAAGGGGTGTGACTTAGGGATATGTTTACCATTAACATACATCCTATCAGCATCACGCTTATGCCAACAAGACTTACAGACGTACTTAGCCTGTGCCTGTCTGGCCTCTGTCCAGTTGTCTCCTAGTACAAGCCCACTACCACAGTCGATACACTCCTTAGTGAGTGTCTGCCCAGTTGCTTCCGTACTTGTACTCACTGTCGAGTTGACATCTGAATCTGAAGTGCTGTTCGACATCTCGCATACACTGTTGAATAAGTCTGCCTGTTGCATCCTCTTGTCCCTTCTTTACTACTAGTTGTACCTCATCATGGATGAACGCTACAATCTGTGCGTCCAAGTTTGCTTCCTTGATAGCACGTGCAATGAACACGTACCATGTCTTACAGATTATAGCACCAGCACTTTGTAGTAAAGTGTTGAGTGCAGCATGGCTATGCCTGATTGGAATGATACGTCCATCCAATCCCTTAATCCAGCCACGCTCGTCAGCAGCTTTGGACACTGCATCCTTTAGATACTTGAGGGCAGGTAGCTTAGACAAGAACTTCTTCTTGATTGCCTTGCCTTCCTTCGCACCCTTGCCTATTATCTTACCAGTCTTCTCATCACCTGAACCATACAAGAATCCATAGATGAATGTCTTTGCGTTGGCACGTGTGGGTAGACCAGCAGCTTCCTGATTCTGTGTGTGGATGTCACCACTAACTACTGTGGTAGCATAGGCACCATCGTCATAAGCTGCCATATAATGACCAAGGCACCGCAACTCAAGGCCAGAAGCATCAGCCCCCAAGAGACTATAACCAGCAGGTGCTTTGAATAAGGCTCTACACTCCTCACCATAAGGCGCACCAACACTAGGAACTTGAGCCATGTTGGGGTTGCTGTGTGTACACCTAGACGTGACAGCCCCCATGTGATTAACTCTACCATGTAACTTACCATCCTTCTCCATCTTCAGCCAAGCTTGTTTGCCTGTGGCTATCTGACCGATACGTTTGTTCAGCAGTAGGTACTCGCTTAGTAGCCTAGCCTCTGGCATGTCAATGCCCGACAGCACAGTCTCATCCACCTTGGGTATACCAGTGTCAGTAAATACCTCAGGCTTCCAACCCCTGCTCATTAGTCTGTCACCAATCTGCTGACGTGATGCAGGGTTGAATGGAATAGTCTTGGTCTTAGTCTTTAACTCTACTATCGTAGGTTCAAAGGTTGCAACCAACTCTGCTTCAATGTCTGCTCTGCGTTGGGCTAGTGTGCCATACAATTCTTGAGCAGCTTTGACATCAAAGTCAAACCCATGTTCCTGCTGTTGTATCAGCAGTGTGTGTATCTCAGCCTCTAGGTCTAGTGCCTGTTGACTAAAATTTTTTTCAGTAATTTTACGATGCAGTTTGCCTGTGACTGCTGTGTCTTGGATGCAGTAGTCGAGCATCTCAGGGGTGTATGCTGCAAAGCTTTCGCTACCATTATTGAAGTCACCTTTTAATTCTCCTAGTCTGTATCCCCATGCCTTGAGGCTGTGGCTACCAATCAGTTTCTGTGGTAGTAAACCTTTAGCATGTAGCTTGAAGTCAATCTCTTTGACATCAGGCCAGATTGTTCTAGAGTATACCAACGTATCTACAATGTTACCCTTGAAGGTGTAACCATGTAGCTTCTCAACAACACGTAAGTCATAATCAATTACGTTGTGACCTATCAAAGTCTTGGCGTTGTCCATAAACTCCAAGGCTTCTTGTGTTTGTGTTGGGTCAAAGGTGTGTACCTCATCTGTGTGTACATCCCTGAAGACATGACACCATATCTGTGTCACCTCTTCTAGTAGGTTGTCTGATTCTAAGTCCCATATATATTCCATGCTGTGTCTCCGCACTAGCTAAAATTCTATGTCGTCCTCTTCGTCAGAGAAGTATGTCTCAGTCATACGTCCTGTATCTGACAGATATTCTAGTGAACAACATAATCCAGTTTCGCCTGACCATCTGTTCTTCAACACCCTGACCTGACTAATGTGTGGGTTATCCTTGTCTTGCTGGTTCCTCTCTAATCCTATCACGATGTCACTAAGCTGACCAATAGCAGCACTACCACGTAGTTGTGACATGCTAGTCTGTGCGCCATCCTCATGTCCTCTGTCACCAGACGGACGCTTGAGGTGAGAGATGAGTATCATACCACAGTTCAACTCTTCAACCAAAGCACGAAGCTTGGTCATAGTGTTGTCAATAATTCTACGCTCATCCCCACCTTCCATACCAGATACAACGATACTAATATGGTCAAGGATAATATACTCGCAGCCGCAACCACGTACAAGATAGCGTATCTTGGATAAAAGATTATCGCTATCAGTGCTGCCCCAATGGTCATACAGGTAAACCCTGCCAGAACCAACTGTAGCATCAAAAGCATTACGCATCTCCTCTTCAGGTAAGTCATTACTGTGTAGGTGTAAGGGCTGGTTGAGTTCAATAGACATCAGACCTAGAGCAGTACGCTTGATGTTCTCCTCTAGTGCTATGTATCCAATAGTCTCCCCATGTTTGATAAAGTTATAGGCAAACTCCCTAGCCAACTGTGACTTACCAATGCCTGACCCTGCTGTAAGCGTGACAATCTCACCCTTACGACAACCACCAGTCTTCTCCTGTAGTCCAGCATAGGGGTAGCCTACTGATGCTCTGTCGTCATTGTGTATTACAATGTCCCATACATCTGTACCTGCTACAATACCATCTGGTCTAAAGGTCTTGGCTTCCCACATACAGTTAAGCAGTTCCTTCACACGTCCAGCTACCAACATCTCGTTGGCATCCTTCAGTGGTAGGGTAGCTATCCTACACTTGTTGGGTGGCAGTACAGACGCACACTCTTTGGCTGCTCGTTGTCCTGCCTCATCGTTGTCGAACATAAGCACAACGTACTCGTAGTTAGACAACCATTCGATGGCCTTGCCTATTGCTTTCTTGGCTGACGTACAGCCAGAGGGCAGTGAAACCACAGGCCACTTGTGGTCTAGTGCTTGGCTAAGAGAGAGGGCATCTAGTTCCCCCTCTGTGATAGTAACAAACTTACCACTATCACGCCATAAGTGTTCGCCATACAGTGCCACATCCTTGATGTTGCCAATGACAGAGAAGTCTTTGTTAACAAAGCGTACCTTCTGTGCCTTCAGTTCACCATCACGGCTGCGATAGTTGGCTACCTGTACTGCCTGACCCTTGTAGGTTGAGACACCATAGCCCCAAACCTTACAGGTCTTCTCAGTAATACCACGCTTGGCTAGTTCTTTGAACTGTAAGTCTAAGAACATTGTGTCTGCTGTCTCAAACATAGCTACTGCCTCATCCGTTTTATCAGCAGGGGTCAGTGTCTCACAAGCGAAGCAGAAGTGATTACCATCTGCATACAAAGCATTGGCATCACTACTACCACAGTGAGGACAAGGCTCATGCCTAATGAACTCACTTTCCGACTGCATTAACAATCTCATTAATGATGTACTGTAAGCCTTGGACTATATCATTAACTTCATCAGCATCATAGACATCATCCCTTATATCTTCAAGGATATTCTCTGCCATCTGTTCCCATGTCACATCATCTGAGAATAGTTCGTCATCAATGTAGATACTGGTAGACAACCCTGTTGAGTATAGGTTCACCATCACATCAACCTCTGACGTAATCTCAGTTGTTAGTTCATCTTTTGTTTCAATCAAACTCATAGTAACCACTCCTCAGGTACTGTTCCTTCTGCCCACATAAAACCATTACGGTCTGCCCATTCTTTACAGGTCATCTTGCTTCCATCCTTTCGCTTCTTGGCACCCTGTACTGTAGCACTAGCGTTCTGGAATACAAACCTGATGTCCAACTCTGGATGCTGTGCCTTGACAGCCTTCATCTTTCGTTGGGCATCCTGTCTGAAGTATCCCTTTAGTTCTACAATCATTGTGCCTACTGCTAAGTCAGGGATGTAGTGACGTTCCACATAGTAGGCCAGCTTCTCTGGCTCATACTTATATGCAACGCCACGTTCATCAAGGTCACTGATGACCCTCGCCTCAAAAGTCCCCTTCGTTGGCATCGTTCACACCATCCTCAGAGTTAAAGACATCTGCTGCATCATCCTTAGTCACGGCTGATGTAACGTATCCGTCTTCCTCATCAAAGATAGATGCAGTAGACCCACCATACTCCACAAGATTGATAACCTGCACTGCCTTGAGGCGTAGTGTTACACCTACCTGCTTGGTTGCAAGCATCATGTATGGCACAGGCTCAACAGCTACATTAACTAATGAACCATTGCCAATCAACGCAGTACCCTGCATTGGTGTACGCTTGGCATCAACAACCATAGGCTTTTGTTCCCATGACTGCCCATCCTTAGACTTAACTAACGCCTTCATCTTAGCTTTGAAGACTAAGTTACCAGTCGGATTACCTGCTTCGTCTACATCCTGTGTGTATGATTGACGTGTGGACAGGACAGTCTTGAGTTTAGGATTGTCCTTGACAGCTTCAGCATGTTTGGCATTAACCATGCTATCCAACTGTTCACACACGTGTGCTGCTTGTTCTTCTGGTACGATTACCTGAATCGAATACTCACCGTCATCGACATAGCGAGTGTCTGGTTCAAATACTTTCGCCCATTGTGCATTGCCTTTAATCTTCAGCATATTTGTAACTCCTGTTCTATGCTAGTTAGTACTTGGCTAGGTTGTAACTTTAGAAATCACGCAAAGAAATACTCCGATTGTAGTATCTCACGCAAATTTAATTCACCCCTAGCTGGTGGCACTGGTACATCTTCAGTACCTAGTACCTTGATAGCATGTTGTCTCAACTCTGTCAACACATCATGCTGCTCATACATATTAACAAACTCCTCACGTAATACCTCAGACAACAGTGGCATCATACTACTGTGTGTACCGTAGCTGTCGTGTACCATAGCAAAGTCTTGGATGCCTAGCTTGCTTGCCTTGTTGATAGTCTTGGTCATAGCTGACGCATCCAGACTGTGGATAAAGTTAGGGCTGCTGCCCAACCCTGTCCTCTGCCTGTTCACAGAGTTTGGTTTGTCTTTGGGAAAGGACAACGACACGATGTCCCCATTGATATGTGTCTTGATTCTTTTCTGCTGCACCTCACTGTATTGTTGTAACACTAACCATCCTGTAGGTGTGACCCACTCCATGTGCCTGTTCATCTGAGCATACACATCAGCCACATCCTTGATGTAGTCCATCACCTTACGTGCTGACACAATCACCTCACTGATTGAATCCCACACGTGACCAGCTAGGTAGCTGGATGCCTCAAACAAATCATCACCGAATGGGTTAGGCTCACCATCATCTATCTTGTCGTGCATAGCTTCCTCAATGTAGCCACGACATGCGTGACGTGTACCTGAGTAGGGGACAATCATCACTGGACGCTTGGCAAGCTTCCTGTCTATGCCAAAGGCCAAGCACTTACGTGCTAGTTCTGTGTCGTCCTGCTGCACACGTGCGATAGTCTTGTCTGCCACCTGTGTGTAGATGTCTTGAGGTATGCCTGATGGTACTAGGTTGGTAGCAATGCCACCCTGCCTGTCCCTCAGTATAGCAGAGAGGTGCTGTAGCCCATTGCAGCTACCATCTGCTGACACAGGTAGGCGTGTCTCGTACCCCCAGCTATGCTTCATCAGGCCTGACATCTCGTAGCACCACGCCAAGAACTGGAATGGTTTGTCTGCCTCAAGCCAGACCAAGCACTCGTATGGGTTGGACACAATGCGGTGCGCCCACATCTCTGCGTACTCCCATGCCCATGTCTCACGCTGGTCTAGTGTAACCTTGTCGTTACCATACAGGTTAGCACCATGAATACACAACCACCGTGCGTCATCCCAATTGTTGATAGCCATTGGGTAGCCAAACTCAAGCAATGCCTTGCTCCAATCGGCAGACTGAGGTGAGAGGAACGTGCTGCTTGCATACTTGCGAGAACGAAAGTCGTTCTGCCATACGTAATAGAACCTGTCGTACCCAGCAAACTGTTCTGCTATCTGTAGTGTACGCTCTACTTGTATGCGCTTGCTCACGCTGCGATTGTTGAGAGAGTAGATGTGATTACGCTTGCGTGACCATGCACGAAACTCATCCCTCTCATCCTCAGTCAACTGCTTGGGGTCACGATCAAAGGGATACTCAGGTAGTGGTACATCCTCTTTGGCTGGTAGCTTACCCCATTCATGTCCGTTGTCCCATATGGTACGCATCACCTCAAGCAATGGCTTGTTGATACGCCACTCTGTCCGTTGCAGTGTGTTAAGACAGGCATACTCTTGGATCAAGTCTTCCTGTCTTAGTCTGCGTAGGTGTGTCTTCAAACTCATTTGCGCCTCACTATAGGTAATTCGTCTATGTCGTGACCATGAAACCCACCACCCTGTACATCTGTCCAGTCCTTGGGTGGTACTATGCAGGGCAAGTATCGTGGCCTTGATACTTCCATGTATTCGTTGAACGCTTTGATAAACTCAAGCGTACCATCAGTAGGTTTGACATAGGTAGCCCTACGTCTACGCTCAGTCTGCTGTGTGTCCAGCTTTACAATGCCTGTGTGCTGGATGATTATGTCAACCATCTTAAAGCCTACATGCACACGCTCTGACTTCAGCCATGCTGATTCTTCATACCCATCCTTGTTCATCTTGTGCGTCAGGCCGTAGCGTCTAGCACCATAGGCTTTCTTCATAGCCTCTTTGATTGTGTTCTTTGCTACGCTACCCTCTGCGTGTACCCATCTGTCTAGTCTATCCTGCATCTCAATGTTAGTACCAATGGTACGTGCCACATGCAGCAGTGTGTTCTTCCTGCTGATGCTGTCAACCAACGACACCACTGAGAGGTAGGCTACCTGCTCTGCATCCATATCCTTGACACGCTTCCATGCTATGTCTCGTGATGGATTGCTAGGGTTGGCTAGGTACTGTTCAATACCCTGTGCTACTTGCCCCACAACTGTACCCACAATGGCTCTACCATGTGGCAGGTGTGATTCCCTACCCTTTTCAATGGCCTTGTCTCTGGCCTTCCTGAAGCGATTGACACCACCTGTCAGCATGTCTGCCTCAAGTTCAAGCTGATGCTCAAATAGGTCTTGGTTAGTTTCTAAAGTTACAACCATGAGAAGACCCCCTTTTACTATATACTATAACATGTATAACATGTATTACATTTAAGACATGTCTTAGATGGATAGCATCCCTGCTATACCGATGGTGAATACACCTACTAACATGACTACAAACTGTACACCTGTTACTGATTCATAGTCACCTATCATACCTACTACTGCTACTGCTATCATAGATACAATCCATACTGTAAGTAGTGCATCCATTATGCTTCTCCATAATTATTTAGTAACCAAGTCTCAAGTGGTGACTGGATTACTGCTTCTGGTTCTTCTGCCCACTGCATCTGACACTCAGGGCAGTAGTATTCAATCATCCCATCCACTGCGTACAAGGCTTCAGCCTCACCACTACAGTGCATACAGTTCTTATACCCCATGCTCATTGCTCTGTCCTTCCTCTTTGGTACGCAACAATTCCCCCTGCACATACCCCATCTTAAACTTGATATGATACTGAGCCTGTTTGTTCTTATCATACTGGTTCTCATAAGTCAACCCATGATAGCCATTGTGATAGCCCATAACGTAGGCATCGTCATACTTGTTACGCTTCTGATACATTGATTGTCTCCGTCTGGTCTGCATCACTGCTCTTTGTATTGGTGTCACTCTCATTAGAATAGTGGTGTAAATTCTACACCATCCTCGTGCTGCTGCTTCAGTGTGCGTAGCTGCTGTCGCATAGCTGTTACATCTTCACCATCCCACTCTGCATCTTGTATCTTGATGGATAGTGCTGTCATTTTTTTGACAGTAGGTTCTAGCCTGTCGTCAGAGTACACGTCCTTGCAGTATGAATCAATGTACATGCTCATGCGTCCTCTCCCTGTGGGTACATAGCTACCCCTGTGTAATAGATGGTATCCCAATTTATACCAATGGTTGCGTCATGCCTATGCTGCAAAGCATGTAGCACCTCATATGCTTGGTCTTCTGTTAGCCAGTCACACTCTAGCAACACGTCTGCAACAGACCACACGATTGCAATCTCACTGTCTTTTAAGTTAAGTGTCGTCATTGTCCTTACCTCTGATAGTTAAGTTGTCCACG